CGTTGATCTCAGCCATCTGCACCTGGATCAGCTGCGCCTCTATAGGTGGTTCCTGTGGCGCTGGTGGTGTCGGCGGCTGCTGACTTGGGTCTTTGAAGAACCGCTGCGGGTCTTTGAAGCCAGATACTTCGAGTATCTGCACCAAGGTCTGGTAATAGTTCTCAACGCTGACCAATGGGTTCTCTGGGCCAAGTTGCTGCAATAGCTGCTCTTGCTTGTCGGCGACCTGCTGCAGCATCTGCATACGCTCAACGTCGCCGCCCTTGCCTAGCGCCACATTGCTGACGACGTCCATGTCGGCATTCCAGCGATCAGGGCTCATGGGCACAAACGTGTTGCGCAGCCTGATCATCCGCGGCTTATCCATGTGCTTGATGATCAGCTGCAGCAAGCCTTTGTAGAGCCGCGTCATGCCGCCATCGGCGAACAGCCTGGCAATCATCTCGGTGCGCTGCTGAGCGGCGCCAATCGTCTGCTGCACGGCCATAAGCGTGCTGCTTTGCAGTGCGCTTGGGTCTAGGCCATCAGCTGCCTTGCTCACGCCGGTGCGGTTCTCACGCATCTGGTCGAGGTAATCGAGCATCGGGAAGGCTTCTTTGCCAACAAAGGGCAAGTTAAACGGCACAACAGCGCCAGGCTGACGCATACGAATCACGCCGCCGGCTTCGTTATTCATCACGTCTTCTAGGCTCGCTTGGCCTTCAACAATGCCCACCCTGGGGTGCGTGCTCATCGCCAGACTATCTAGGCTTGCTCGCAGCACGGCAGTCTTGATGCGCTGTATGTCCATCGTCAGGTCAGCGATCGACATGCCAAACATTGCATGCGGCTCTGGATCTGGGCAAAAGAACGCAAACGGCACCATGTCAGTCGGCTCATTGCGCAAGATTTCGTAGTTGGGGCCAGCGCAGCAAATGCGTCGAAGTTCAGCTACGCCATCACCGTCCGTATCGATCTTGGCGTATGCCTCGACATAGAGAACGCGGCGCACCATCTCTGAGTTTTCAAATGAGCTTTGCTGGTAGCGCTCGCGAGCCTCGACGTTAAAGAGCTCGAAGTCTGTGTCGCTGGTGGTGGCGTATTGTTCGATCTCGTCGGCGTCGTAGCCAAGCTCGACCATGTCAGAGATTGTCAAGTACGCGCGGTGCGCGACCAGGTCAGCGTCTTCCAGGCTGCGAGCATTGCGGTTGATGACGATCTCTTCGGGGGGCACCGACTCAACCTTAATTTTGCCAATCTTCTTGCGGTGCGTGACGCGAACGGAGTGCATCGCCTCTGGGTTGTCGCTAGACGTCATGCTCTTGAGCATGTCGATCTCAACGTCTGGGTTGCTGTTAAGCGCCGCCAGGGCTTCATCGTCTAAGTTTTCGAGCTCGTAGCTCTGCGTCTTTTCTGACTCGTCGTAGCAGTATTTGATAAAGCCAGAGCCCTTCACCAGCGCGTCTTTCATCGTCGCGTAGATGATCTCGATGTACGACTGATCCTGGTCTTGATTCAGTATGTAGTTAACGTAGTCAGTCGCCTGCTTGGCCATCTCCACGTCTTCAGGGCCAGTAGGCGCGTATTCAACAACGTGATCAGAGCCGCAAAAAATACGCATCAAACTCGGCAGCATCGCCTGTACGGTATCGCGCACGTCCATCGTCTGCGCAGTGCTACGGCCCTCTTCTTCGTTGCCCAGGGGCTCGCCGGCGTAGTATTCCGCTGCGACTGCGCGCTGGGGCGAGATTGTGTTATCGATGAAGTCCACGGCATCTTCGATGGCAAGCGTGATGGCGGCTTGGATCTCTTCTGCGTCCATGCCCATGTCTTCTTCGATGAATTCGTCGTCGTATAGTTCGGCCATTAGAGCAGCCCTCTAGGTTGCTGCTCATCCATTTGTGCAAGCATGGTCGCAGCGACAGTGATTGGTACGCCGTAGCGCTTAGATATTTCGATTAGGCGCGGATCAAAAATGACGTAATTGCTTGTCTTTTCGCCTGGCGAGAAGCGCGTCTGAGCGTCTGCGTATTTGATGCCTTTAACGCCTGCTTCTTTCAACAGCTGCGCTGCGCGTTGATTGAACTTTTGCGGCAACTTGGCGCGCTCGTCCATTAGGGCATCGTATTTTTGTGCTGCAGTTTCACCCTTGGGGTCGGTGTATTTGCGATAACGACCTGGAATTTCGTATAGCTCCATAATCTTGGCTTGCTTCGACATCTCAGCATTGATTTTTTTAACCTCTGCATCGCGAGACATGCGCAAATTGCCAGTGATCTCTGCTAAAGCCTCGTTACCAAATCGGTCTACTGGCTTTCCATCTACCATCGGAGGCTCAAAACCTTCTGCTAACAAACCTTGATATAGCTCGTCCGTTTCTTTGTTAACCAGCGGAGAACGTGAGGACTTAATTGCTTGGTTTACTCTGCGCTGCAAGTCAGGGGATTGCTGCGAAAGAGGTTTGTCGTAATCCAAAAGCTCGCTAGGATCAGCGTCTACTTCGACCTCGTACATGCTGCCTTTCATGTCGTTTTGATAACGAGATACAGCGTCCGCAATTTTTGACTTTGGGACAGACCTAAACTCAATGCTGGCACCTTGAATTATGTCGGCCATTTGCGTCGGAGATAGGTCGGGCGAAAGATTTGCTGCATCAAATATCACGCCAGAAAAAGTGCGCAGCGACTCGTCGCTCAAACTTTCGTCAATGCCTGCTTCTTTCAACGATCTTTTTTTATCCAAATTTTTGGATCTCAAGGCATCACGATAAGACCTAGCCGTGCCTTCTCTCTCTGCCAAGTAATGGCCGTAGCCATAAGCCTGCGCACCTTCGCCAGAGCCAATGGCTTTGTCTGAAAATTCGTCGAATTGGTAAGGCGAGCCATGAAACGCGCGTATCTTTGCGGCTTGCTGGATGGCGCGAGGCGCTTTCAGTGCGCCAGCAACACCAACGCCAACGGCTGGGATCGCATAAGCGGCGTCGCCTAACAAACCCAGCCCCTGCAGGCCAGAATCTAAGTAATTGCCCTGCTCAAAGTTTTCGGCCATCGATGTGCCATCAGCAAGCAAGCCCTGCTGCAGCGTTTCGTTCGCTGCGGGCATGCGACCAGCTTGACCAGCGGCATCAGTAGCACCAAAGCCTGGAGCCATACTTGCGCCAAAATACGCAGCCTGCGCCGGCGTGGGAGTCGCAGCCCTAGCCGCGTTAGCCATATCCTGCGTCTCTTGAGCACGCAGCTGAGCGCTCTGATTTAGGAAATCAAGCAGACTCACTTCTTCTTGCTTGGCTTCTTAGCAGGCGACTTCTTATAGAGCATCTTGGCGATGTCATTTGCAGCGTCTTGCACGCCACCTGGGCCGCGTCGATAGGATTTTTGGTCTGTATGCGCCACTCGAGCCCCCATATGTACCGATTTTATGGGGTCTAATTTTACCAGCTAGGTAATTGACAGCCCTCGCCTGAGCGGTTTCTGCCAGCTGCTAGCCGCGCTCATCACGCCGCTGAGCGTCATCGCATCACTGGCAAACGTCAGGCACAAAGAGTCAGCCAGGTCAGGCGAGCGCAGCCCGCGCTTACGCATTTGGTCTTTGCTCTCCAGCTGCATCTTGCCGCTTGATGTGAATTTGTACTTGGCGCTGACGAGCTCGGCGAGCAGGTCGTCGTCTTGCGGGATCGAGCAATCGCGGGCCTCTAGCCAGGCTTTCACCTTAAACCAGAGCTCGGCGCGCAGGTTTATGTAAGTCGCCTTGGAGCTCGGACTCTCGCTGGTATTGATGCCTACGGCCGGCAGGCCGAGCTCGCGCAGCCGGTCACATACACCACCACCAAGGCCAATCGAATCCACGTTGATTTGCACCGGCTGCGTTCGCGGCTGCTGGCTTTCATACTCGGCAACCACTGCCCCGCATAGCTGCATCAGATCCAAGCCCTGCCAGGTTTGGATGCCTATGAGCTCTCTGCCCCGGCGCTTACAAAGGGCGCTGCGGTCAGAGCCGAAGCGGCTAACGTCCAAGCCCCAGACAATCGGCTCGTCTTCCGTGATGACAACGTCGCGGCGCTGGGCACTCTCCACTAATTCCAGAGGTATAGCCGTATCGTCATCTCTTTGGGGAAATTCCCCCAGGACTCTCACGCGAAAGGCATTGCTCTCTTCGCCAAAGCGCATGGCCATTTCCTTCACATACTCTTCACTCACCCTGGGCGAGTCGATGCAGCTGACTTTGCGCGTAAACCAATCACCCGCCATACGGTGGTGCGTGTCAAAGAAAAAGCCGCTGCTCCTGGTCGGGTTGCCGAGCAATATGGTCGTTGCGTGCTCGCCTGACATGCTTCCGGCAGCGGCCTCAAACACGGCCTCCGGGATACCCGACGCCTCGTCGCACACCAACATCACATTATCGGAGTGAACGCCCTGCAGCGCTTCTGGCGTTTCGGCCCTCGATGTTCGGCAGCTGATAAACGCTTCGCTGGGCGCGGCCTTTAGGCTTACGCGGTCTGACTTCACTTCCAAGAGCTCTTTGATTGCAACCGGGCATTCATTGATCCAGCGCTTGAGCTCGGCAAAGAGGGCGTCGAATAACTGCGCGCTGGTCGGCGCGGTTACGACGATTTTAAC